CATAATCAATCACCGTGGTCCGCAAAGCCAGATGTTCTGCTGGGTCTTTCAGATGCGCAAGCAACGCTTTAGCCCTGCATTGGCATTCGGCATCGCTGTAAAGCTCCTCATCAACATCCACAAGCTCCCTCAAACCATAATCCGCCTGACTTGCAGCATCTTCCTGCATCGAACTGTAGCGTTTTCCGCCGAAGAACAAGCCATCCACCCAAAAACTACCCGAACCAGTCGCATCAAACCAACAGTCAAACCGAACCTTCTTAACCTGTGTCCAGTCAAAACCCTCTCCTACGTTCCAAATGTCCTCGCTTACGGAGCCTACATTGAACTGTTTCTGAAACCATTCACCCGCTGCAACGTCAAAGAAGTGTGAAGTCGATCTGTCTGCACTGTCGTAGAGGATTATGTTGACGTTGCCGTTGAAGCTGGCTTCCCGTTTGATCCAGAAGCTCAGAAGCGGATAGAGGTTTGCGTCTACCTCCTTGCCACTGTCCAACGTGAGCATGCAAGCGGCATAGTAAAGGTTGATCGCATAGGTTTTGATGCTTCCCAAACCCTTAATTTTCATGCCCGTGTCAAGGCTGGCTTCACCAGAAACTGCGCTCCATGAACCATCGGAAGGCGTTAGGCTTTCAGTCCAAGCATCCTTGTCTAACGGAACGCTTCTGTCAGCTGCTCCGTAAATCGTGATTCTGTTCCGCACTGCATGAATGTCTTTCTGGTACTCGCTTTCCTCGATCTTTTCGCTCAAGCCTACGTTGCTTGTCTTGGTGTTGCTGGAGAAGAACTCGAATTTGCCGTCTGGAGCGACGCGAAAATCATAGCCAATCACACCCTGTTTGTCTGAGCTTTCAGCAACAAACTTGAGAATGTCGATGACAGGCGCGTTCTCGTAATCCAGCTTCGTGAAAGTGGTGTCCGTGTCATCAACAAGCTCCACCGAATCACGCACATGACTCAAGCCAACAAAGTTGTCAAGCAGATCTTTGACGATGGCTTCGCCCTTCTGATTAACGTAAGTCTTGGTTACGACTCTTCTGAAGAGTTTTTCACCGCAGCATCTGCCGCTGACACGCAAGTAGTTTTCTGATGGAGTGGATTCGTATTTGACGCTTTCAACGCGGCAGGTAATCAGTTGTGGACAGTTTGAGCCTCTGCCGACGCTTATGCTTCCATCCATGCCTACATTGATCGGGCTGGTTCCGTTTGGGCTGTATTTGCCGTTCCAGTTTTGCAGTAGACACTCGAAACTGTTGACTTCTTTTGTGCAGCCCAGATGAACGCGAAGCTCAATGATGTCGCCTTGCGGGGGAGTCACTGAGCCAAAGGCAACGGCAACGGTTGGAATTTCAACGCTCAAAGACTATTCAACTCCTCGTCTGTAGAATTCTTGTTCGCCAGCCCGAGTGATTGAGCGACTGAGACTTGGTGTTTGGTTTGCGGCTTCGTTGAAGCTTTCCATGCTGGCGGTTGCAGCGTTCATTTGACTTGCAAAATACCACATTGCACCTGCAGCAGCAACGATGACTGCAATGCCTACGCCTGTCAAAGCCAAAAAGGTCCCGTAACTGATGTTCAAAGCGTTCTGTGCGGCTGTCGCAACCCAACAGGCTGTGGCATAAACCTTCTGGGCAACCGCAACGCCCCAACTGGTCCGCATGAACATGCCTAAAATCGTCACGACGTGCGAAGCCGAAGTGAAAACCCGCGCCTGCTCATCGTTCAGCAAACCGAATTGATGAGCCAAATGCCCAACAGCCGAACCAGCCGCACCTAAGCCAGCAATAACTGCGCCGAGACTTCTAACTCTGGTGGCTAGGGCTTCTGCATCTGTTTGAATCCTTGCGAATTCGGTGCTGGCTCGATTCACCGCGCGAATAGTGACTGCGATTTCCCTGAAGCTCACGTTGTTGCCTCCGTTTTGGCTGCGTCAATAGCTTCGCAGAAGATCTGCTCTAGTCTCGGCAGTTGCTGCATAACCGCCGGGTAAAGGTATGGTCGTGCCTGCATGGCACGTGTGCCGAATTCAACAACCGCAGCATACGAGGCTTCTGCACCGATGTCTGCGTTCCAATTCTGAGCCCTTGCGTGAATGGTGCTTCGCAAGTAGCCAGTTTTCACGTGCACAAGTTGCTTGGCTAAGGCTTCTACGTTTGCAGCCCACTCCGCCAACCGCATGTGCACTTGTCTCTGCATTGCAGCATCAAGTTTCTCCATTTCTGCCTTGAATTCTTCAGCGCCTTCGACTGCAACACTCATTTCAACGGACATGGCATCTCGCCTCTCTCGTAGCTTTTCTGTGTTCTTCTTCAGCTTGTCGGTCTAGTTCGTTGAGGATGATGATGAATTGCTGTATGGTTTTGGCTGGTTGTTTTGCAAGCTGTTTTGGTGTCCAGCCGAATTCTTTGCACATTCTGAATTCCGTGAGCACTTGGTTTGGTTTCTGTCGGCGCATGGCTCTGACAAAAAAGCTGTTTCTTCCTGTGAAATTCCGCAGAGCCGATTGACGGTCTGGCTGAATCGTTCGCCTAGACTTGCGGGAACGCCGTCTTCTTCGCTTAGAAGCTTCTCCAACGTTATCGGTCTCTGCGGTGGCTGCTCCTTTAGGGAACTCCATATTGTCTCTGCTTGAATGGCGATGTAGTCACTGCTCAGAACTTGTCCAGTAAGTTGACTGTATTTTGTGTGTTTTTGGATGATGCGGCTGCGCCTAGCCCAACTGATCTCGCCGAAAACGTATCGCCCTGCATATTCCTTTCCAAAGCGTTCATCCAACTGCATAGTTTCAGTCTGCATGTCTAATCCTCCTAGCTTATGACAATGTCCCTTGCCACAAATTGTGCTTTGAGGCTCACTAGATCCTCGATTTTGGTTGGTGTGCTGACGTTTTCCCACTTGCAATACTTGAACAATGCGCTGTTTGAGCCGCCTAGGCCAAATTTCAAGCTGAACTCGGTGTCGTTGATGATGTCGTCGAATTCGCCTTTGCTTTCAAATTCAAACGTCAGGTCGCCAGACAGGTTTCGGTGGCGGGCAGGCAAGTATTTGAGCAGATAGCCATCGGAGGAGCGGATGACAGGCACTTTTCTCAGATTGTTTTCGATGACAAATTTCCAATCTGTTACACGCTCAACTGCCGCCAAGCCAGAACCGTCACCTGCTCCGCGCTGGACGAAGCTCTCGTGGAAAGGAACGGCACCGGCGTAATCCGCATATGTGGCTCCAGAAATCTTTGCAGTACCCACTATCACATCTTGACCGATTAGCTCTATGTTTGCCTTAACGATGTCTTCAACGCTGCACTCCACTATAGCTTTGTCGAATCTGCAGCCCTTATGCAACAAGTCAACGATGCCCGAAGCCTTCTCATAGAACACCTCAACACTCAGACTGTTCAAGGTTGTAATATGCTGGAGAAAGCTTATCGGCGAGTCGCTTGGCAACGGATAAGACACCTTAAGCTCCACCTGCCGTAGGCTCTTCTTTGTCGCCTGCAAGTCGCGGCTTCCGATTCCACGAACCTTGATCAAGCTTGGATTCAATGCAGGCTCAACGCTTTCTGCTCTGATGCCCAGCATTGAGGGATTTGCGGGAGTTTCTCCATAGTTTGTTTCTTGCACGAAATAGATTTTTGCTTCATGTGCGCCATAAGGCAAACTCATGCTCAGTTCATTCCTCCATATCTTTTTTGTTTTAGGCAACTGGGATGGTTTCGAATAACCAGGTTTTGACTGTGAATTCGGTTCGCCATAAGAATGGCTTAACTCGTACTTCGTCGGCTTCGCGGGAACCTGCAATGTCCGCATAGGTTATGCCGTTAACCGTGAACGCAGTTTCGGCACAATCACAGTGGAGAACGGTTGGGGATATGCCGTCACTTGGGTTGGTTGTTTTGGCAAGTAAGTATGCGAAGCCATTCTCATCAATGTAGTCGGATGGGTTTGTGGTTAGGGAAATCTCCAGCAGTTCATCAGCTCCAGCGGTTCCAGAAACAGCATTCTGCCAGCTATCAGTTATGAAATTCCAAATTTTGATGGCGAAACCGTTTCCAGATGGAGCAACTCCGTAACCTTCAAACTTCAAGACTAATTCTTTCAGAACTTGGCTTTGCGCGTCGATTTTGAAGCGGAACAGCATGAATGCTTGTTTTCCATTTTCCAGAACCGATTTAGCATGGTGATCATCATCGCTGTACCATATCTTTTGGTATTCAATGTCCGACAGTTCTGTCCAAATTGAATCAGTTGGAGACGGTTCGGTGGCTGAAGCAGCGTCATATGCTTTGTGAGTTTCGCTGAGGTAGCCAAAGCCAGCATAATCGTAATCGATGCTGTTTGGTTTAGTTCGCTTTTCTCGAATTACGCGCATGATTTCAAGGCAGATCTTGTTTCGCATGTTTCTGCCAACAACGCCTCGTTCAGGTTTGTCCACAACCCAAACGTTCACTCGAGCGAAACTGAGTCTTCTTCGTAGGTCTCCATCAAAGCTGAGCTTGTTCTCCTCAGATCGCTCAAAACCCACAGTTACTTGCCCATCACAATTCTTCAGCAATTCGCGGTCGCACCATTCTCGACTAACTTGAATGTTGGCGATTGAGTTGTCATCCTTTACGACATGCAAATTTCTCTGCAATAGTCGGATGAGGGTCAGAGCAGGGTCTTCGTTTTGGCTCATTGTCCGACTAACCTCCTGCAAATAGATTTGAAGTGAGCCGTTTCGCCTGCAAAATCGAAAGCCTGAACGGTTTGTACTTCGTATTCTTCGCCTTTGCGGCGGAGCTTATCCTTGTTTCTAAGGGGCAGGAAGGTGTAGGTCGCAAGATAGTCGTTCAGCATGTAGCCGGGTTCGATGAGGGTTTCCTCAGCTCGCAATGGTGAGATTATTGCTTTGTAATCGAGGGGTTCTCCGTAGCTTGTTGAGTCTGTTGCTTCACAGACTGGATATACGGTTATGGTTTCGCCTTTTGAATGCAGAATCTGCTTGAACCTTGTCATGGGCTCCTCATAATTCAGGTACAATTGTGAAAGCCATGATACGGTTGCCATTGCCTGCTTATTCTCTACAGGAGCGTAGTCTGCGTGTTTTGCTCCCCAGAACATGAACGCTTCATGATGCTTATCTATGACTTTCATACTGAGTTCCAAGCTTGGCTTGTCATGGTTTCTTCGAATCTTCCACAGGATCCCGCTGGTGACAGCATCATAATAGTTGCACGCTGCAAGCCTGCGCGTTACGTCTATGTAGCCTGCCCAGCAAACGGCTGGATTGTAGGCTGGATATTGTGCGGAAGCGCGTATTGAGTTGATGAAACCGTATACAGCTTTGACTGTTGGGCTCCAGCCTTCAAGTTCATACAAGCCTATTAGCGCGTATGCAAATGGGTCATCGTAGACTGTGGTTTCATCTGAGCCTGCACGATGCCATTCCCCATCTCCGTTTGGCGGCGGATCACAGTAAAGATAGAAGTCTTCGAGGCCTGATCGGCAGAAACCTGCAAGATCGGACATTATTGTCTCATATTTGCTTGTGTTTGCGGGATCGCATTCACAAAGCATCTTTAAACCAGCAAGCCCGTAGAGGCATTCGATGTCCATTTGTTGAAGCCACGCATCAGCAGACGTGACGGCTCTTGCGAACCCGCCGTAATACTTGTCATGAATGCCATGTTGGCTGGGTTTGTGCTGCATGTTGTAGAGGAACGTGGAGCCTGCAAGAATCGCTGCTTCTAAATAGGATTCGTTGCTTGCAAGTTGGTGAGCCTTCAATAGTGATGGGATCACGCGGCACGCGTCTACACTGTAGTAGTGCGTGCTGGTTTCGTTGCTCTTGAACCCGCCGTAAGCAAGCTTGTCAGCGTCTGTGCATTGTTGCGTTAGAATCCAGTTTGATAGACTGGTGATTTTGTTTAGGATTTCGGTTCTTCGAGTTTCGAACTGCTTGGCGGAATATGCTTCGAAGAGGAAGTCGATTGCGAAGGCAGCGGCAAAAGAGGCTTTGCCCCATTCTGGGTCAGGCGTGTCTGGTGGAATGACGTAAACATACGGAGCATAATCCATGACGAATTGATAGTAGGCTTCTGGAACGTTAGCCAAAGCCGTTCACACGCTCCCAACAATAGGCTGTTTCAGCCCGTTCAGAATGCGTTCCAACTCAGCCTGCAAAACATCCAACGGTGGAGTCTTGCTTAGGACGGATATGTTTTGGTCTCCGACGCTGAAGCTTAAACCAACTGCGCTGCCGCCTGTCAAGTAGCAGATGGCATAAACCGCAGCCAAAACAGTGACAAACTCTTTTTCAGCTTCGGAGCAATCATCCGTGTCGATTTCTTTGCCAAGCTCAAGCTCCAAAGTGACTTCTGCCCGCTTGATCATTTTTATGATTTTCTCATCCGAGATTTCTGCTGAGGTGATGTTTATTACGTCGCGCACGTCGTTGACGGCTACGGTTGCCAAACGGTTCCAGCTCCTGCTCTGAAAGTGGAAAGGGGCGAAATTTAAGGAATTTTCAGAGTATTAAGGCAGAATCTAAACGGAAATTTCCAAAAAAGATTATGCAATATGCCTTTTTGAGTCTGTGTTATCTGCTTCGGTTCTTTGAGTGGGCAAATTGCTTTTTCTTTGCGAGGATGAGGACAATGGCAGTTAAGGCTGCAAACAAGGCCAGAATTGTGGTTGAGGGGGTTTCAGGTATTATCGTTATTTGATGTTGTGAATGTTGATAGGTGAAGTATAGGTATGTGTTTTCTGTGTCTGTCCAATTTCTGATTTCTAGAGGTGGCTGATTGTCAACAAGCACTGCGTAGTTGTCTTGCCACAGGTTCTGGACAATGATGTTTGGTATTGTTGCCCGGGAGAAGCCTGTGCCGTTTTCGCCTGTGACGTTGAACCTTATTGTTTTCTCTGTTTCGTTTAAAGTGAACGCTGAAAGAGTCGAGTTGCTGTTTACTTTAACGCTGCAATCTGTGCCATTCCAGTTGCCAACGTCAAAAACGCTGATAGGAGCCATAAGCGGATAGTGATCACTATTGTTGTAGCGATACTCCATATCGACTATCGAAAAGGGCTGGTCGGCTATGCCGTCGCTGCCTGTTTCATTCTGACACGCACCGCTGAAATTGTCTGTTCCATTGTAGTTGCTCCAGTAGTTTCCGCCAGAAGGACAGCCATCATCCCAAGAATGTTCCCCGATTATTTCATATTGGTAGAAGTTATTAACGAAGTTGTTATGGTAGAGGCATACATTGTTGGAATATTTCAATCGGACGCCCCACCAATTGTCAGTGAGATTGCAGTTTTTGACAGTGATGTTTGATGAACAGGAGATCAGAACGCCTTGCCCATTATGCTCCAAGGTTAAAGTATCTACTGTGATGTTCGTGGAGTTTATGATGGCAATATATCCTGCGTCGGATGGAACGATTTTGTCCGACTGATTTATCCAGTAATATATGGGTTTGCCATTGACGGTATTGGAAGTATCAATATCGTCGATCTGTAGCGGCAGTTGGCTTTCCCGCATCATGAAGTTATATCCGTTGCCAACCATGGTATTGTTTCTCAGCGTCGAGTTCCAGATGCTTATTTGAAGACCCAATTGCGTGTTGTTGAAGATAGTGTTGTTTGTTAGTGTATGGGAATTATGCAGTTCCGTGCCATCCCAATTGTCTCTGATAATGTTGTTAGTGATGTTATTCCATATACCGTCAACTCTCAATCCTAAACCGTTGTCTTGAATTATGTTGTCAGCAATGACGTTGTAGTCACCCCACGAACCACTCGCTATTCCCTCTATGTTGCCACGAACTATGTTTCCAGATATGTTGCATTGCCTATAAGGGACGACGCCATAGTCATATTCATTACAATCCGAATAATGGTGTTCAATTACGAACCCATAGACCGTTACGTTTTCCACAAGAATGTCCACGGTAGGCGTTCCAAACATGCCTAGAGAATCTCCTGAAATCGTCGGTAAACCGTCGCCAATTAGCCTGACAGATTGATTCACCTTTATGTTTTCACGATATGTTCCAGTCCGCACCATAATAGTGTCTCCAGCATTCGCAGCATAGATGGCTGATTGAATGGTATAATAATTGTCAGGAACCCAAATTTCATTGGTGGCACCGGCAGACTGGAATCGTGGATCTACAGTTTGCAGATAATAGGAATCAGTTGCGATCGATCTTTCAGAGGAGATTTCTATTGCGACCAACAATGATGAAATGACTAGAACATCGAATAAAATGACTCTCCGCATAACCATCGATAGTATTAATAGATCACGAGTTAATAAATGCTGTCTGGTGTGTCCTATGGAGAAATCTGCGATGAAAAAAAAGAGATATTTGTGCAATACTACTTGCTATAACAATTTTTATGGCAAACATCATGGTGACAGC